CAAGTCGCCGGAAGACTTTTTGGCTTCGTAGACGTTCTTAACTTCGCCACCAGCTTTGAATTTTTTCACGGTGCCTTTTTCCTTCTTGGATCGGCCACCTTTTTTCAACTTGATTTCTGTAGGCTCTTTATCGTGTTCAGCCTTATCATGCTGCTTAAAAGCCTTTTTAATCAAGGCCTTATCTTGTTTCATGTCAACGTCGCCGCCTTCTTTCATCTTGGTCATGCCGCCGCCGCAGTATTCTGCCTTAGCGTGGCCGCCTTCTTTGAAGTGCTGCATTTTGGGTAGTATTTTGAATCCGTCCATGGTATTTTCCTAGGTTAAATATTGAAAAGGGTGATCAATCCCTATTTCTATTAATGCATAAAAACAGGCAATTTAGCCCTAAATTCCACGTAGGAATAGGGCTCGTTCTTTTTTGCGACGTTCGGTCAATTCTTCTGGTTTATTCCAGCGGAGAAACTGATCGGCCGCTTCCTTGTAATTGCCGTTATTTAAAACCCGCAATAACGTGGATTCTTCAAAATGTTCTTTGCCGATGTTAAAACAAAGACTAAATAGCGCGTCTTTTTGATTTTGGGTAATTGGTACTTTTACATTATTATTAATGCAATCTTCGCACCAAGCCGCGTCTTTTTGGAATAGATTTTCAACCTGCTGATCTGTTAATTCAGCAGCAATCAGATATTCCTCGTTAGGCAGTATTAAATGGCCTATGCCAGTCGTCCATAAACCCTTCGTGTCTTTGTAGGCGCGGCGTCTTTTACCCTCAAAATCAACAATCACATCGTACGTAGACTTTGCAATAGCCATTATTTGGCTGCCTCAAACGCCTGCAAGTCGCGCAGTTGCTGCGCTACTTTGTTGTATTTGATGTTGTTTTCTGCGATGGCGGAGAGTAGGGTAGCAATGTCAACTTCGGAGGGGGTTCCATCATCGCCGCTGGGGCTTGAGGTTTCACCACTTGCACTGGCGTTGAACAGCCTGACAAAGCCATTAGAAACGACACAACCACGATCGTCATCCACAACCACTGATTCAGCATTGCTTGGAGACAGGGGCTTTGTTGGGTCAATTGGAACTTGAACTGTTCGAATAATTTGGACAGCCTTGGGAACTTGCTTTTGGATGCTGGCAAGATTGTCAGATAAAACATTAAGCTGGCTAACGTATTGCGCAACCAATTGGTCGCCTTTTTGCTGAATTGCATTCTTTTCCCTTTCTGCTGCTAAACTGCTTTGTGCAATTTTATTCTGGTAATGCTTAGATGTAAAGTCATAACCTAAAAAGCCTCCCAAAGCTAGGGAGGCTATAAACACAATAAGGTAAGCGTACAAGTCGCTTACCGCACCCGTTAAACTTTCAATTAAGTTTTTCCACATCTTTTTGAGTTGCGGCCTTTCCACCGATCATAACGCCAGCGCCGCCAAGCAACGAGCCAATCCCAACCCCAAACTCAGAGGGCTGGAACTGGTGGTTTATGATGACGTGGGCAATACCAAGCGCAATAAATGAAACAACCGATATAAATGCAGAAACCCGGGCAATACACCAAGTGTTATTGTCATCTTCAGTAAACAGATCTATAAAGAATCGCTTAAATTCAGTCATTTTTTAATTGAATCTAGTTTGTCTTCAATTCGGTGAACGGCTTTCAGAACCTCATCCCAGCGGTCAGAAAAATCTGACTTATGCATATAGTTCTCTGCCAAATGGGTGCGTAGGTCGCCAAGGTCACTTTTAAGATCTTGAACAGCATCCCAGAGTTCTTTACAAAACCAGCCCATTGCCACACAGACAATCGGGAGGACCGTGTTGATAAGGGTCTGAATGTCCATTTTATTTAGCCGTTTCCCGCGCTAGGCGTTCGGCAGCTTGGTCCAAAACCAACTTGCGCCAAGGAGCCAATTCTTCAACTGGTGCTGTTACCACTGGCGCAGGAGCCTCTTCCACCACGGGGACGGGTTCGGGTTCAACAGCTTTAGGCAGAGATTTTAAAACCTCTAATTCTGATTCAATGGATGCAACAAGGTTTTCTGTGATAGTGGGCATGATGGTTCCTATTTTAAATGTTTCAAAACAATTTCTGGTTCTACAAAACGTTCATTCTGATGTTCAGTTGCCTCCCACCAAATAAACTGATCTTCAACCAAGTAAGAGCGATCCTTTAACAGGTTAATGTTTTCAGGATGCCCAAATATTAGTGGATCTGACGGGCCCCACAACACAATTCCTTTTTTGCCCAAGTCCCAAGCAAAATGCTGAATAAAACTGTCGCAGGAAATCCAGATCCGGCACTCTTTGATTAAAGAAGCCAGCTCAACCATTGATAGATTTTTACGAAAATCCCCAACAAGCTGCTCTTCTCCGTCAACCCCCACCTGAACAATTGGCTCATCAATTTGAGCAATCAATTCTTTCCAGTAAGGATAATTTTTTGGGTTTAACTTACCCGTTCTTAACTTTTGCGAAAATGGAGATATTAGGATCATAGGTACAACTTTCTAAACGCACCTTCCAAATTACCCTTCCACTTCCACTGGCCCATCTTTTTATACAGACTCCATTGGTCAATGTCGCCAAAATAACTAATTGCATCTTGAATGCTTGAACCCGGAACAATTTCTGGATAGCAAGAAAACACAATGGGGTCTTTGATTAGTGGGAGAACCCTCTTAAATACCACATGATCACCGCGGCCACAATTAAGAACAACAATCGTTTTACCAGCGCACCTAACGAAGTTCTTAAATATTTCTTCATCGTGCCGGTACATATCCATGTTAGTTTCACTACGAATCCCGCCTTGGGGATTTTTCATGTGCCAAGTTACAGCATTCGGAACCACCAAAATTTTGTAACCCTTTTGCTTTAGGCCCCATGTAAACAATGTTTCTTCACGGTGCGCTACACGCGATAATCCTAAGTTGTAGTCATACACGCCTGCGCGGTACAAAAACGAACAGTGCAGGTGGTCTACCTGCTTGAGCCCCTTAATAACATTCCACTGAATATTCGGCTCTGTAAAAATATCCTCAATTTTGCCGGTTACTTTTGACGTGTCCGACAAATTTGGCGGGGTCAAAATTGAACCGCCAACTGCACCAATATTTGGTTCGCTTGTTGCATATTTATACAACGTTTCCAGCACATTGGGCTCTGGAATAGCGTCATCATCTACACGCCAAACCCAATCATAACCCGCCGTGTTGGCTTCTTGATGAATGTGGTGCTGGCCCTTTTTATTAGCCTCATTCCATTCCCAAAGCACACCCTTAAAATCCAGCATTTGGAAAAAATACTGGTACACCAGTTCGCCGCGCATGTCCTTGAATTCGTCGTTATCATCATAGATAATCAACTTATCAGGCAGCTTGGTTTGGCTAATAATCGCATTCAATACCAAAGGCAGCGTTGTATGATAACGGCCGCGGGTGGCAACAGAGCAAAGTACTTTACTCATTGTCGTACATGCACAGCATTAGGTTTGCGGGGTTTTCTTCCGATACGGCTTTTAGCGTATTTGTTATGTTGCCATCAAAGTCAACATACGAAAACTTAAACCCCGGAAAGTCCTTTTCGGTCAAACCATGCAGTTTGTGGTGCTCACCCCAAAATCCCTTGGGTTCATTATACGGCACCGTAATTAATAACCGTTTGCAATGACCTTTTAGCTTTTCGACAATTTCCAAGCCATTATCTAAATGCTCAACTACCTCAAACGCAATAATTGTGTTATACCTACCCAACTCAAACGTGTTGATGTCGGCGTGGTAAAAAGTTGCGTTGTCAGACCATTGCTGCTCCTTTGCCACTTCCACAATTTGCGGGTCATAATCCAGCCCCATGTACGTAATATCTTTGGGCAAAAACTGGTAACCATAACCCGTGGAGCATCCAATCTCCAAAACTTGGCCGCCTTTTAGGTTACTTGCAGCCCATTCATAACGCTGTGTTTCTCTTGGAAACACCGGGTCACCTTTAAGGAACACAGCGCGTTCATAATTGTTTGACAAGTACCAACGGTACCAGTCCATGTTGTTATACTTTTTTGCCAGCTTGACTTCGTTCTCTGCAAACGTTTTTTGCCAGTCCTTAACCAACGTTTCGTCATGCACTGTGCCTTCGGCCGCATGGTAGATTGGGAAGTCACCTTTATAACCCACATCAACCAGCTTAAAACCCGCATCTAAGGCACGTTTGCAAAAATCAATGTCTTCACA